TATGTCTCAACTATCGGCTGAAGCAGAAGGTAAGGTTGTACTTAATCAATCAATGATGGAGGGTAGTCGAACTGGTAAAGCAGCTGAAGCTGACTTGATGGTATTGATTGCCAAGAACCCACCATTAGAGGGTCAAGCAGAGGAAGGTCCTGAGAGACATCTATGTGTTGTCAAAAACAAATTGACAGGATGGCATGGTAGTGTTACTTGTAATCTTGATTATAAAACTGCTAGGTATACAGCATGAGTTGTTCTAAAACATTTTCATACGGAGAAATAAGAGAAGATGGCTTTACTTTTACTAATTACTATTATAAAAATGGTAAAAAACATGCAGCTTGGTGTTCTCCTAAAACAGTTATAAAGAGTAGATTGTATAGGGCAAAACATAAAAAAGAGCAAGTGCACAAAAGAAGAAAATTTATTAGAAGAGTTAAATTATTTTTAGGTTGTTTTGTTTGTGGATACAAAGAACATCCACATGCATTACACTTTGACCACATAGATACTAAGAATAAAAAGAAAGAAGTATCACGTTTGGTGACTTATAGTTTATCAATTATAAAAAATGAAATGAGAAAGTGTAGAGTTCTATGTGCTAATTGTCATGCAGTGCATACTGCAACACAGAGAGAGAAGGGGGTATTTGATAATGAAGCTAACACTTGACGTAGAAAATACTGTTACTCATAGAGATGGTAAGTTACATCTTGACCCATTCGAGACAGACAACAAACTTGTTATGGTTGGTTGTCTAACAGACACAGGTAAAGAGTATTTGTTCAGAGATAACTTTGATGGTGTACAAGAATTACTAGATGAAGCTACTGTTCTAATAGGACACAACATAGTGCATGATTTATTATGGCTATGGGAATGTGGACTTAACTATGACGGAGTAATTTTTGATACTATGTTAGGTGAGTATATACTACAACGAGGTGTCAAAGAACCGTTAAGTCTAGAAGCTTGTGCTAACAGATATGACTTAGTCACTAAGAAGCAAGACACTATGAAAGACTACTTCAAGAATAAAGTACCTATCGATGAGATACCTAAGCAAGAGTTATCTGATTACTTATCTGCTGACTTAAAAGCTACACAAGAACTATCAGATGTGTTGTACAGAAAACTAAACACTAAAGAGTATGTAGGTTTAATGGATACTATCTTACTGACAAATCGTGTAGCATTAACCTTAGCTAGAATATATCAGACTGGCTTTAATGTTGACATGGGTAAGCTAGAAGAAGTTAGAGAAGAGTTTGAGACTGAGAAGTCTGAGATAGAGAAACGATTAAACAAACAAGTGCATAGTCTAATGGGTGATACACCTATCAATCTGAATAGTCCTGAGCAAATGTCTTGGGTTATCTATAGTAGGAAGCCACGAGATAAAGCTTTATGGGGTAACAACTTCACTCCTTATATGGATGCTAGAGAATACAAATTAAAAGTAAAGCAATACACAGACATAGTTTACAAGAGTAAAGCAGACCGATGTAAAACATGCTATGGTCATGGCACTATAAGAAAAGTCAAAAAGGATGGTAAGCCTTTCTCTAATCCAAGTCGATGTGAGACATGCAATAAGGTTGGCTATACATTTACTCCTACTACTAATATTGCAGGGTTAAAGTTCAATGCTCCTAATGCTAAGTGGGTAAGTGCTAATGGGTTTACTGTTAATAAAGCTAACCTATCTCTACTACAAGGTGTTGCTAGAAAGAACAACATGCAAGATGCCTTGAGCTTTCTGACTGACCTAACTAGATTGTCTGCATTGGATACCTACCTATCTTCTTTTGTACAAGGGATACGTACTTACATAAAGCCTGATGGTAAGCTTCATGTTCGTCTACTACAACATAGAACTTCTACTGGTAGGTTTAGTGGTGCTGACCCTAACATGCAGAACATGCCTAGAGGTGGTACGTTCCCTGTCAAAAAGGTATTCATATCACGTTGGGAAGGTGGCAAGATACTTGAAGCTGACTTTGCTCAGTTAGAGTTCCGAGCTGCCGCATATCTATCACAAGATGAGGTTGCTATTAATGAAGTTACTACAGGGTTCGATGTTCACTCGTATACGTCTAAGGTTATTACAGATGCGGGTCAACCGACTTCTCGCCAAGATGCAAAAGCACACACATTCGCACCCCTCTATGGAGCAACGGGCTTTGGCAGAACAAAAGCAGAAGCTGAATACTACAAGCACTTCACAGAAAAGTATGAAGGAATCAAATCATGGCATGGCAGATTGGCTACGGAAGCTATGAATACTGGTATGATTACTACACCAGCAGGTAGGCAGTTTTCATTTCCTGACATAAGACGATTACCAAATGGTAAGGTTACTAACTTCACACAAATAAAGAACTACCCTGTACAATCCTTTGCAACAGCAGATATTGTTCCATTAGTTCTTATGCGTATGGAGAGTATGTTGAGTACACACAAGTCTTGTATTGTTAATTCAGTACATGATTCTGTGGTGGTTGACATACACCCTACTGAGATACAGCAAGTAATGTATGTCATCAAGAAACTTAACACAGACTTAAAAAGCATTATTGAAAATCAGTTCAATATTCAATTCAATGTTCCCTTGTTATTAGAAGCAAAAATAGGTGACAATTGGCTTGACACTAAAGACGTTGCATGATATAACTACGAGACTTAATAATATAGAGAGGTTCACATATGAGTGACTTAGTAAGTATAGATACAAATAACTACGCAGCTATGGCGAAAGCTATGGGTATAGCAGGTGATGATGCTTCAGATAAGAAGAAGACAAACACATTGCCTAGACTAAGGATTAACCATTCTGCCCTAATGGGTGAAACGGATATGAACGGTAAGAGTGTAAAGTTAGAGGTTGTTAATGGTGGTACATACCGTCTAGACAAGCCTGACATTGCTACTTATTACGGTGCATCGGCAACTATCAGACCATTTATGCAGAGGTTTATGTATAAGAGATTTGTTAAGAACATGTCTGCAAAGGCAGGCGAACCACAAGGTTCTTATCATAAGACAGTCATGGCTGATAGTTTAAATATTGATTTAAAGGATAACCAAGGTAGCTTTAATTGTGGTAAGCCTGCAGGTTATGTAAAAGATTTTAAATCATTACCAATAGAGACCCAAGATTTATTAAAACAAATAAAACGTGTACGTGTTATATTTGGGGTAATAACATTAGATGGTGTAACTAATGAAAAAGGGGAATCTGTTGAGTTGCAGGAGTCTCCATTTATATGGGAAATTGACAATCGTGATGCCTTCAAGACTATGGGCGAGCCATTTAATCAATTAGCTAAAATGAAAAGACTACCAGTGCAACACAACATTATGCTTACTACAGAAGAGAGAAAGCTACCTAACGGTAATTCTTTTTATCTTCCAAAGGCTAGTCTTGATGTTACTAATACAGTACAATTAACTGAATCTGACCAAAAGATGTTTACTGACTTTATGTCATGGGTTCAGAACTATAATGAATACATCATCAACGAGTGGGGTGTAAAGTCTGGGCAAAAGATTAGCCAATCAGACATGGATACTGTAGATAGTTTTATAGACATCGATTCTGCTGAGAGTGCAGCATAATGCACCATCCAGCTGAACTGGCGATTCATCAGTATCTTGAAGATGCTACTCACGGTAAAACTCAAATGAGTGAATCCACTATCGAAAGAATAGGAGAAGAGATTAAAGATGCCTTGAAACGTCAGTTGGCTGGTGGTAACAAAAGGGATGAGTTCAGATTCCGAATGTCTAATATAGGCAGACCATCTTGTCAGTTGTGGTTTCAAAAGAATCACCCTGAAAAAGCACTACCTAAGCCAACTACCTTTGTAATGAATATGATGCTAGGCGATATAGTTGAAGCAGTATTCAAAGGATTACTTACTGAAGCAGGTATGGAATACATAGATAATACAGAGGTAGAGCTTAAACTAGATGAAGACAGAACTATCAAGGGTACATATGATATTGTAATGAATGATGCAGTTGATGATATTAAATCAGCATCTGATTGGTCATACAAGAATAAGTTTGAATCCTACGAGACACTAAAGAGTGGTGATAGTTTTGGCTACATCGGACAACTAGCAGGTTATGCAAAAGCATCAGGACACAAAGTAGGTGGTTGGTGGGTTGTCAATAAAGCTAATGGACAGTTTAAGTATGTTCCAGCTAGTAATATGGATTTAGAAGAAGAGCTAAACACCATAAGAAGAACTATAGATGTAGCAGAGGGGAAAGAGTTCAAGAGATGCTTTGAAGAAGAGCCTGAATCCTTTCGCAGAATACCTACAGGTAATTTTATTCTTAATAGGAACTGTAACTTCTGTGATTTTAGAAACACTTGTTATCCTACATTAAGAGAGTTGCCGGCACAGATGTCTCAAGCTAAAGAGCCTAAGATGGTTCAGTACGTAAGGCTTAGAGGAGAAGCTTAGTGGCTAAGACTAATGTAAGAAGACAAGCTATAAAGTATGGGTATAGGAGTGGTTTAGAGCATAAGCTTTCCATGCACCTTGATACATTAAACTACAAGTATGAGTATGAAAGTATCAAGATAGAATGGGAAGATTTATCTTATCGCACCTATACTCCAGACTTTATCTTATGCAACGGTATTATAGTAGAAACTAAAGGTAGATTTCTAGCAGCCGATAGACGTAAACATTTATTTATACAGAAGCAACACCCTACTCTAGATATTAGATTTGTATTTACTAATAGTAGTAGCAAATTAAATAAGGGTGCTAAATCAACATATGCTCAATGGTGTACAAAGTATAACTTTAAATACTATGATAGGATAATACCAGAGGATTGGTTAAAAGAAGAAGGTAAGAATGACCATGAAGATTTTATAAAGTTTTTAGGAAATAAAATTAGGAGAAAGTAATATGGATAAGTTTAAAGATACAGAGACTACTCTGTTACCAGAAGATTTTATACTCAAGGTAAATCCTCATTTAAATAGTGAAGGTAAATGGAATGGTGGTATTGAAATTACTATTGTTCCTAACCCGGATAACCCATTAGATGATGATGACTATTATCAAGTGGAACACATATGCAAGATGCTATGTTCTACACTAAACTTTCTAGAATCTGCTCCAGACTTTAGGGAGAAAATAAATGATTATGTTGTTAATGTTTTTGACAAGCAACCTAAAAAAGAGTATAAAGATGATACCAAAGCTAAGGAATATAAAGATAATATCATTAATGTTACTTTTGGTAATTCATCTAAGTGAGACATATGGAGTATATGAAAATGAAACAAAAAGAAGACATGGTAAATCATCCTAGTCATTACAATGAATCAGGTATTGAGTGCATTGATGCACTACAAGCTATGTTAGGAAGTGGTTTCAATGAATATTTACAAGGTAACATAGCCAAGTACTTATGGAGATACAAGTACAAGAATGGTGTAGAGGACTTGAAGAAAGCTCAATGGTATCTTAATAAACTAATAGAGGTTTGTGATGACAATAAGAGTTAAAATAACTTGTACCCTTGTAGTTGACCCTGAAGACTATTCAATTCCTGCAGATGGTGATGTAACAGAAGACTTTGAAGAATATGTAAGAGAGTTTATTTATGATATCAATGGAACAAAAATAACACAATTAAAAGTATCGATGGAGTAATAAATGATAAGTAACTATTTGCCAACCGACTATCAGAACTTTATAGCACTCTCTCGCTATGCAAGATGGAAGGAAGACGAGCAACGCAGAGAGAATTGGGGAGAGACCATTGATAGATACTTTGACTATATGGAAGGGCATCTAAAAGACAACCATAGTTATAGTTTGACTAAAGCGTTGAAAGAGAAGTTGTCTACACAGATAATGAACTTAGGTGTTATGCCTAGCATGAGAGCCTTGATGACATCAGGACCTGCATTAGATAGATGTCACGTTGGTGGTTACAATTGTAGTTATATACCTGTTGATAGTCCAAGAGCCTTTGACGAATGTATGTATGTATTAATGTGTGGTACAGGTGTTGGCTTCTCTGTAGAGAGAGAGGTTGTAGATAAATTACCTATAGTCAATGAGCATTTTGAACATAGCACTACGGTCATACATGTCGGAGATAGCAGACCGGGATGGTCAAAAGGTTTACGTGAACTCATTGCTGTGTTGTATGCTGGACAAATTCCTACATGGGATATGTCAGAGGTTAGACCTGCAGGTGCTAGACTTAAAACCTTTGGTGGTAGAGCATCAGGACCTGCACCACTAGTTGAGTTGTTTCAGTTCTGCATTGAGAAGTTTAAAGGTGCTAAAGGTAGAAGACTATTTCCTATTGAGTGCCATGACATTATGTGTAAGATTGGTGAAGTAGTTGTAGTAGGTGGTGTCAGACGTTCTGCCCTCATCTCTTTATCTAACTTAGGTGATGACCAAATGAGACATGCCAAGTCTGGTCAATGGTGGGAGAATGAAGGACAACGAGCCTTAGCCAATAACTCTGTAGCATTTAAGGGTAAGCCTGAGATGGGTACATTTATGAGAGAATGGACTGCTCTATATGAATCTAAGTCTGGTGAACGTGGCATATTCAATAGACAAGCTGCAAAGGTTAAAGCATTAGAGAATGGCAGACGAGATGCTGACCATTACTTTGGTTGCAATCCATGTAGTGAGATAATATTGAGACCCTATCAGTTCTGTAATCTTACTGAGGTAGTCGCACGTGAGACAGATACTTATGAAACACTAAAAGAAAAAGTTAGAATGGCTACGATACTAGGCACATTCCAATCAACGCTTACAAACTTCAAGTACCTACGTAAGATATGGAAAGATAATACTGAAGAGGAGAGACTATTAGGAGTTTCCCTAACAGGTATATTGGATTGCCCTGCTTTGAATCATAACTACTTTGAATTAGAAGATGTGTTACGTGATTTAAAAGAAGTAGCAATTGAAACTAACAAGAAAGTTGCCAAAGAATTAGGCATACCTCAGTCCACTGCTATAACTTGTATCAAACCAAGTGGTACAGTTAGTCAATTAGTTGACAGTGCATCAGGTATTCATGCTAGACATTCTGACTATTACATAAGAACTGTTCGTGGGGATAACAAAGACCCATTGACACAGTTTATGACTGAGAGTGGCATACCATCTGAGCCTGACGTTATGAAGCCTGATAGTACAACTGTCTTTAGCTTCCCAATGAAAGCACCAACAGGTGCAATCACAAGAACAGCTATGTCAGCTATAGAGCAGTTAAACTTTTGGCTAGTCTATCAAAGGTATTGGTGTGAACACAAACCATCTGTTACTATATCTGTTAAGGAACACGAGTGGATGGATGTTGGAGCATGGGTTTATGAAAACTTTGATGAAGTATCAGGCATATCATTCTTACCATTTAGTGAGCATACATATCAACAAGCACCTTACCAAGACATAGACAAAGAACAGTATGAGAAGCTAATGCTTACTATGCCTAAGTCAATTGATTGGTCTAAGCTTGGTGACTTTGAAAAAGAGGATACGACTAGTGGTGGAAGGGAGTTAGCTTGCACAGCAGATGCATGTGAAATAGTTGACATCACTTCTAACTGATGGTAGAATCACCTGAAATGTTATGGTGGCAGTGGTGGTTAATCTCTGCTATCACCATTAACACTTGTATCAATACCATAGTATTCTTTA